ATTTCTAGCCGCACGATTTTCATCAATTGTCAACAGTTTAATGAGAAAAATAAAAAGACCTCTCTGATTTTAAAATCAAAGAGGTTTTTGGCATTTGGCCACTTAACTTAATACCATTGGGTTTTCTTTTTGCTTTTTCTGCCATTTATCTATATCTTCCTTTCTATGCTGCTGCTTCTGCTGGATCAGTAATAGTGAGTTCAGACTGTAATGCGATTGCAACAGTAAATTCAATAGCATCATTGACACCACCGCCCGCTCTTTTAACAGTGACCTGTCCTGAGAATGTAGTTGTAGTGCCGTCCTTCAATGTTTCCTTGAACATTGCGGTAGCCCCTGTTTTTTCTAGTTCTCTCATTAATCTGTATGAAGATGTTGCTTTGCTGTTGTCATACTTGAATGTATATTCAAGGTCTCCAGGGTCTCCGATACCAAACTCATAGACCTTAACTGTATCATCAAGTGAAGAGTTTTCAACTTTTTCTTTTTCAATACCCATGTCAGGAATCTTCTTCAACCCTGGAAGGTCAGTGAAAGTAGTTCCCTTGTTTGTCTTGTCATAAGATAATTTAGCGCCATTTGCTAGCATTATATAATTCCTCCTTATCAGTTACATACCGTGATAGATGTAATCACTATCATAAAATGCTTCATAACTCATTTTCTTGTGTCTAAGTCCTGATGCATCATCAATATCTCTGCATGATACTCTCTTTAGCCCCATTGCTGATAATGCCTTATCAACTTTCAAGGCTGTACCCGATGTACTCTTAGTATCCCAGATTTCGATTCTGTAAAGGACATGTGATGTCTGCTCCTTGTCATCCGTCCATTCTGCCACGCTGTTATCTTCCTCAACATACTGAACTGCTGGAAGCTTTGCCCAGTCCTTAGGATAGATATCAGTGACTTCAAGGCCTTCATCTGTCAGAGCCTTATATACTTTATCTTTAATGTTGATCATATGCTTTTAATCCTTTTCAATTAACTGGCTGATTACTATACCAGCATCTTTTACTGCTTTCTTTTCAGTCTTCTTTGCTCCCTGGTACATGAATGGCTGTGCAGGCTGTCCATCCGACCTGTAATATCTCTTTCCATCAACCTCGATAACTACCCAATGATAGTTATTTATTGCTTCTTCTGATAACTTCTCTTCAGGAATCCACCAAGGTTCCATAGTATAAGAAGGATGTACATATGGAGATATTCCAGCATGGTCTGCTGCACCTTTTCGACCTGTTCCGAATTCAACATATTGAGCATATGCCTTATTTGTATAAACATATCCCTTGTCGCCTTCAACTCTTGTCTTAATGGAATTTCTTAATTCACCATTATTTACAGGACATTCAAGAACGCAACCACTTCTGATTGTTTCCGCAGCCTTTCCAAGAACCTGTTCTGGATTCTCAAGAACGGCATCTATAGCACGAAGCTTTCTAAATAATTCATTAGCACCATTGAGGCTCATTTAATAATCTTCTCCAGTTCATAGAGATAGTGTCTGTTATATTCCTTCATGCTGATGATCCTATAATCCGGTTCATCGATTGACTGATTATAGACATTCACACCCCACTTTTCAGTGGGTCTGAAATCATCATCCTTATTCTTAGGAAGAATCATATTAAGAATGTAGTTCAGTCTCTCCCCATACATTTCAGCCTGTAACTTACCGGATGCAGGCCATATCTCAAGAAGCATTGATTTTCTCTTGATCCACTTTTCAGTGGTGACACCTTCACCATCTTTTTCAATGACAGGATCATATACAGGATAGTTCTTAAGCGCTGAAAGTCTCATTGATTCCCCTCCGGCTTCTTTTCGTGCACGATTCCTCCTGCACGAATAAGTCTTAAGTTGTTGATAGTTGAGAGAATATCTTCATAAGTGGAAGACTGAAAAGTTGATGTGATGCCACCTTCTGAATGTGATGATTCTCCAACCATGCCCTCTCTGAAGTATATGGCACATGCTAGATCAGCCACACAGAAATCCATTGCAGTGATGTATACAGTGCGGTTTGTATGTGCAAGAGCACGCTGTTTTGCCATTTCAACATAGATTTTTGCACGCTCCTGACTCGTTCCTGTTCTTTCAGCAACAATCTCAACTAAATCCATAGATTACTCCTCCTGCATCTTAGTGAGAACTGCGACCAGTTCCTTTTTAACAAGACTAGAATATCCGCTAACGCCCTTTTCCTTTGCAATAGTCTTTAACTGGTCAACAGTCATATCGTTGAGGTCCGTCACTTCATTGTTTTCTACAGGAGTATCTTCATCATTCTTCTTGTCTTCAATAACACGATATCCCTGTTCTGTATAACGCTGAAGGTCATCCTCATGGATGGCCCTTTCAACGTTGATTCTTTTTACAATGATCATTATGCACCAGCTGAGACGTTAGCAATGATTAGGTCAAGCATGTTGTCCTTTTCCCAGCAGTCATGATATCTTCTATAGTCAATCTGCCAAGCATTTGCATCCTGATTAGTATCAGGGTCAAATACTCTTGTCTTGTCCTGTTTAGTAACACCAATAACACTATTGATTGGCGCCATTAAGAAGTTTACATCCTTAGCAGTATCACCTTTTGTATATCCACCTTTGTCTTTTGTTGCTCCAGCATCAACCGTAATAGCTGAATACATTCTGTTCTTTGGTGTAGGAATGAATGTGATTTCATCAAGCTTATAGATGTCTAATGTGATATTTCCAATAGTTAATTTACCTGATGTAAGATTGCTGTTTACCATCTTTTCCTTTAATAATCTTAAAGTATCATATGTAATATGACAGATGATATCACCCTGGTATCCTTTATCACGGATAGTATCCGCTGCCTTTTCTAATTCAGAAAGAATATTCTGTTCAGTCAATGCAGTTGTTAGGATGTTGGCTGATTTCTTTTCTGTAACATCAGAAACAACCTTAGAAATACGGTAAGCATCTACTTCAGGAGCAACATGTAAACGCTGGAATTCTCCCATGACAGTGCCAGCAGATGCCACAAAGTTAGTTTCATTTACATCCATTGCATCAAGAAGGAACTTTCTTCCACGGTCCTGTGTCATTTTGAATGTTTCATATTCAAGAGTAACAGCACCCTGTTTATATCCTTCGTCTCTGTTATAGTCTCCTAAGCCCACTAATGACATCTTAGGGATTTTTACCTCTGCACCACCGTCATACTTAATCTGTCCGGCATTGGCATCCATCCATGATGTAAGAGTGAGATGCTCCATCTGTTTATCTAGTTCAGTCTGAAAAATAGTTGAATACTGTAATGTGTTAATTGCCATGTTCTATACCTCTTTTCTAAAATTTAAGTGCATTCGCGAATGCTTTTCTTGCATTCTCTTCTTCAGCAGTCAATACATTGTTTTTTGCCTTGTCTAAAGGTGCTTTCCCTTTTAATCGGTCATCAACAGACTGCTGAACCGCTCCCTTGAATGCTTTAGAGAGTCTTTTGACAGATTCATTTACGGAATCAGCATCAGTGTAGTCAATGAAGTCAGCCATGCCTGCTGGAACTCCTGCAGCATTAAGCTGTTCCTTGGCAACTGCAGTCAGTTCTCTACGAGTAATTGCTGCTTCTCTATTGTCAAGTTCTTCTTTTCTCTTGTCTTCCTCATACTGCTTCTTTTCATCATCTGTCATCTTTTGAAGCCTTTCGGCTTCCGTATGATCCTTATCCCACTTCTTTCTTGCACGGGCAAGTCTCTTCTGGACGATTCTGTCCACATCGTCTTCTGTGAGGGTTGTTACTTTGGCTTTACCATCTTCAGGTTCACCTGACTGCGCATTATCGGGATTCCCTTCATCGCCTGTATCTTCTTCCCCCTCTTCCCCTTCTTCCGCAAAAAGCTGAAGGTTCAAAGGCATCATATTCTTAATATATTCCATAACTTAATTCCTCCGTTTATAGTCCGTATGACTGTTATATCCATGCACCTTTTAATGTCATATGCACGTTATGGACAAACAGAAAAAAAGAAGAACATCAACCGCTCTTCTGTCTGCTTCTGTATTTCATCAATGCTTTAGGTTTTCTTTCCTTGGGAGGCGGACAGTACTCTTCATATGTCTCGTGTGAGAGTTTTCCGCATATCATGCACATATATGTCACCTTCTTAACAATGACGTGCCTACGGCTGTCAAAATGACTTTTACAGTCATACTCAAAGTACTGATGATGATGTGGTTTCAATCCTTCAGCCATATGGTTCTCCTTTCTTGAAATTGGGTAAAATAAAAACCGACTATTAGTCGGCTTCGTAACATTCTAAATCTTCGAATCTTAGTGTCATCATAGATTTAATCTTCTCTATATCCTTTTCTAGTAATTCGCAATCAGGAATTTCATCTTTGAATCTTCCGAAATGTTCATATTGATAGATCCAATATGTCATTTGTTCTTCGATTCGTTCTTCTAAGTCATGATGTTCTAATTCAAACAATCCACATGCAATAAAATACTCACACAATCTCAGATCGTCCACATCTCCTAGTTCATAAAAAACGTAAGAACTACCGTAGGAAATAGGATTCACATCTGGTTTTTGTGCATTCATCCAGCTATATACATCTTCTTTTCTATCTAAATAGCTTATTATTTCTTTTTCCATCTATCCCTATATCCCTCTCTTTCTTTATCGATTCCTTTGTACTTTCTCTTCATTCTAGATTCTTTCGTAGAAACCACTGAAACCTTTACATTGGGATGTCTTAACATAAATTGTTCCATTACTCCTTTGCAGCTTTCACAAAGTTGCATTTCAGATAACATGAATAATTCATGTTCATCATTATCGGTAATTTGTAAATTTGCTAACTCAAACAACTTATATTCACTGTCTACTTCTCTATCATGGGTTCCTATTACTTTGGTTTCAAAAGTTTTTTCATCAGGTTTCAAAATTAATCTTGATTTATCACCCTTGAAATTTTTGTATGCTTTATCATCACTGCAATTAGCTCTGCTATGTGCAAAAAAAGTGTCTCCATCTAATTCCATAATTGCAAAATTACCGCTTGTTCTATAATCAGATGAAAATAATTCTCTTTTTACACTAAATGCTTTTTCATCTAAATCAAAAATTTTCTGTGCAGGCATGCTGTGTCTAGTATGATTTTCATATTGATTTACAATTCTATATTTCTTTTTCAAATCATCCCAACGGTCAAGTTCATTATACTTTAGTTTTTGAAATTTTTCTAGCGTATCTGGAATTAATTCATTTCCTAATACACGTCTATATCTATGGAACTGTTCTTCATCATCAGAAAAATTAATTATATTTCTTCTAGAGTTATTGATTGCTTCAGCGCCATGTTTTTCAACCATCCTCTGATACCACTCTTTATATGTCTCGTCCGCTGGAACTTTCATTCTTTCACCTGTAACAGGGTCCCTTGCAAATCTTTCTAGATTATGCATAGTTTCATCATCAAGATTCATAATAGTTGTAGAACGGCACCATGGGTGCATTGGAGGAGCGTTTACGCCTATCTTCTTATCATTCACCCTGTATACACTTCCGTCTCTCTCACGGCAAATTTGAGACGTTCTAAGGTCTAGTGTTGCAACAAATCTATACTCCTCTATGCCGTAATCCTTGTAAGCCTGGAAGTGCGCCTCATTGTGAATGTATGATGATTCGGTTCTGACAAGTCTTCTAGCATTGTTTCTACCTGAAAGGAACTGTTCGTTGATTGAGTCGGTCATTTCCTTCTCTGTCTTGCCTGTGAGGGCTCCTATCATGAACTCCTCTTTTAGTGCATCGGCTACCTTCTGAGTATTTGCCCATACTCTTTCGGAATAGTTCTGACCTGACCATTTCTTTTTCAGAATGGTTTCAAGAGCGCCTTCATCAATGGGACCTGTCTGAAGATCTAGGCCACTCATTCGTGCAGCTTCATATACTGCATGGTGATAACTGCTTTCATAGACCTCTCGCATTGTCTTCCCTATAGCATCTCTTTCCTTGGATGCAATGGCATTAATCAGCTTATTAATTGACTTGTTAATATCATCAAGCCTCTTCATACGGTTCTTGTATGCTGGGGCTTCCAATTCTGCTAGCACCTCTCTTTTTTGGGCGCCTGTCTTATTCTTGTATACCTCAAGCAGTTTTTCGAAATTTCTGCTGTCAGCCTCTGAAAGAAGATTAACAGCCTCGTCTCTTGTCAGATGATGCTTTGAAGCGAATCTATTGAATATTCCCTCAATCTTCTTGGCAGTGTAGATTGCAGCCTTGCTATAGATTACGCTCAACTCTTTGGCACAGTCCTCAGCTAACTGCATATCCTTGTACATGTTCCTTGCTTCTCGCATCTCCCAGTACTTTATGTTTTTGATGTTAGTCATAACAGAGCACTATTATTCCTTGTCTTTGTCATCATCATTATCATCGTTCTCATGCTCCTCTGTTTCTTCTTCTGGAGGAGTATTCTGATTTTCGGTATCAAATAACTGCTTCTGTGTTTCAAGTGCTTCCTGTTTTTCTTTTTTGACTTCTTTCATTTCATCATCAACATTTGAAACAAAGTCAAGAAGTGCAAGAAGTGTCTTAGTTGATACAACACCTTTAAGGTTCGCAATGATCTGTGATAATTCAAGACGGTTCTGTGGTAATCCTCTTGTAAATACAGGCTCAATCATTGACTGATCAGCAGCAATTGCCTTTAGATTAAGGTAAGTACAGAACATTCTTATACGCTTTTTAAGCCCTTTCTTGTAATATCTCTCTTTTGTCTTGGTGAGAGTCTCAAGTGCTAGAAGCTTATATTGAATGGCAATGCCTGAACTGTTGCCAGCAAAGTTTTCATCTGTCAGATTAGGAACATGAGAAAGTGAATAGATATCTTCCTTTATTGAGCGCTTGAGTGTTTCCACCGCATTCTCGTCAAAAGTTCTAGTCAGATATTCAGAGCGTGCATCACTAGGAAGTTCCATAACACCGTTCTTACGGATAGCCTGGAGCGCTTTTGTTGCTTCTTCATCGTCATCACCTAAAAGAGCACCATAGACAACAAGCACTGCGTCAATGAACTGCTCCTTATCGTTGATTCTGTCAGAGCATAATGTATTGTATGCGTCAATTAGAGAAATCTGCTGTTCATAGTCTCCAATGCAGTCCATGTTGTTTCTATACTCAATGATAGGGTCCTCACCTAAGAAATGTGGGTAAGGCTCACCTAGTTCTGAAAACTCGCCTTTTTCGAATTCTTCATTGCATGTGATTCCGATTCTTGTGACATAGTTCTCAGTTGTTACTGTCGCGATGATATTGAACCTGTCAGTAGAATCATCTTTTTCAATAGAATAATAAACACTGAATAGTTCATGCTGTTCAATTGAAGCATCGAAAACCTTGAATGTTGACAATGGGTCAAGTGTCTTGGTCATCAGCTTGCTTTCATGCTCACATAAGTAAACATACTCATAAGCGACACCAGCACGTGACATATTGATAGCATTGCATGAATCTGTATCATCTGTTTCAGCATCAACGAAAGCACCTGTCAGCTTATCAATATTGCCGTCTTCTGTATTCTTCTTAAATGTTATAGGGTTTGAAAGAAAATATCCCGTTGCTGTATCTGATATATCTTTAGCATGGTTTACCATGATCTTATTGTTCGGCTGGTTCTTAAACTTCTTTTCCCTGTTCATGATGGCGTGCTTGCCAAAGTAGTAGCCGACATTCTTCAATATCTCAGGAGCACGAATACTATAATGCTTGCTAATGAGACGAAGGATCATGCTTCTGTCTATGTTTGTCTCGTCGAATTCTTCTCGTGGAATCGTGAAAGTATAATACATCTTTTAAAATCTCCTCTTTCCTGCTCTTGCCTTTTTCATAAGGATTTCATTTTCTATAGCATATCTAACCGCATCTATAGTGTGGTTGTTTCTGTCGGGGAACTCCCCTCTAAGGTTGCCGTCTCTATCCATTTCAATTTCATAGTCATTGAATTCACGTGCAGCATTGGGGCACCTAACAGGATCTATAATTATCTTGTCTAGGTCCTGAAGAAACTTTATTCCATTGTCCACACTGTCAGCGCCTTTCTTTGCACCGATGATATTGAGACCTAATAACTTGAATTCATTAATGGTTCTTGGTTCAGCTGAATCAGCAGTAACTAGCTTATTGAGCGGGTTAATCTCTTTTATGAGTTTCACGGCCTTGGCATTTGATAGTCTAGTTCCATATACTTCACCAAAAATAAAAAGACGCCTGCGCGTCTTATCATAGTTTGCTTTGACGTATGCTAATGGGTCACCAGCGTAACCAAAGTCCAATCCGTTTTTTAATCTATCGAATACCTGTATTTCCTCGTCGGTTATCTCACGTATATCTAGGTTTGTAAAAACCTCACTACCTGTACCAGTTACTTCACCTAGATAGTCATGATTGTATTTTTCAATATTTGTTTTCTTGGTGTGTTCTGCTTCAATTAGAAACTGCTCCCCAAGCCACTCAGGAGGTGCCTGTAAGTAAGTTGTATGAGAGACATATGTATCATCTCTTTTTACTAAAACTTGCCTGTTGCACCAATTTCTTTGTGATTCAGGAGGGTTGAAAGAATAAAAGACACAATACTCATGTCCACCACGCAGAAGCGACTGATTAATATTGGTTATCTTGTCATATGTTTCGAATTCATCACATTCTTCATACCATACGTATTTAACATAACCTATATGGACCTTTGTTGACTTCATTTTTTTAGGTTCATCGGCACCCTTGAATATTATCTGCTGACCTGTCGGCGTGTAAGTCATTTTTAATTTGGACTCAGGTATTAACCAATCATCTTGAGCACCTAGCTTATAGATGCCCCACTTAATCTGTTCATATACTGAATCTCTGAGAGTGTCTTTTACTCTTCTCATAACAACTGCATTACTCATTACACCTCGCTGTGCATCTCTCATAATGCCTAAAGGTATCTCAACACCGATAAAAGAAGATTTTAAAGAGCCACGCCCACCTTTTAGCCAATAATGCGTGTAGTCATTGTTTTTTACATGCTTATGAACTTCATAGAAAGCCGGACCGATAGTAGACTTTAAACTAACCTTATTCATCTATATCATCTACAATTACTGTTTTACCGTTCGATGTAACATCTACATTGTCTTTGAACATACCGAATCTCTTTCCAAGAAGCTCTGCAGCTTTAAGCCTTTCTTTCTCATCCGGAGGCTTCTCAGTGACCTTCTGCATACCATTGCCACTCATCATCAATACCGCTGAGGCTGATTCTCCTCTTAGAACTGATGTAAGATACTCCATCACTTCCTGGATGTCAGCCGTATTCTCATTATGAATTTCTTCAAGTCTTTTGCTTATATAATCAGAAATATCTTTCTGCTTAAGAAGTGTATTTGCTCTTACTGCTGCAACATTATCATTCTTGATAGTAGTGTATATCGTTTTATAGGCACGCGTACCATTTAGATCTTTCAGATACTCATCTGCAAACAGTCTCTGTTTTTCTGTCATACAATTAATACGCCTCCTTAATGATTCTTAATGTGAAAAGAGCCAAACTGTTAAGTCCGGCCCTCTTATATATTTCTGTCTAATACCATACTAGCACCTTTTTAAGTGCTGTGTGCTTCTGATTAATACAGATTAATACAGTTTAATAAGAATTAATCAAGAATAATTGAAAGTTCTTTAATCGCATCACGCAGATAAGCAAATACAGATGTATTAGAGCAATCCATGATATTAGCAATATCATATATCTCTAAGCATTCTATGTATCGATAGAACAATACATCTCTTAGAGTCATATCTTCTATGCTTTCAACCGAGGCTCTTATACTGCTCATTTCCTTAAGATACTTATCCTTCATCATGATGTAATCGTTATTTGTTTTTGGCTCTGCGTATGATCCTACTGAAGAATCATCATAAGGTATTGATTTTACATTGATTAGCTTATTATCAATGTACTCTATTCTATGCATCATGTTCTTGTAGTTTTTCAAATACTGTTTAGTTTCTTCTGTAGTCATCGATACACCTCCGAAAAATTATGCAGTCATCAAAATCCAAATAAGTACAGCTGCTATTATTATAATCCAAATCATCATATCTAATCTCCTTTAAACAGACATCATAAACATCCAAAGAATGATAATGAACGTAACGAACACAAATATCATCTTATAAACTCCTTCTGAATAATTTCAAAAATATCAGTTCTCTTAGTTCTTATCTTCTTCTCTGAGCCGTCTTTTAATACAATGAACATTGTATTATCTGCAATATGATATATTGTCACGATATCAGAAATATCGCATTCATACTTTCCGAAACGAAGTTTTCCGTATTTCTTCTTTGCTTTAAACTCTTTAAGCTCTTTATATTTTTTATCACGTTCTTCTTCGCTTTTAAAAAACACTTTATTGACAAGATCTCCGTTGTGATTCTCTACAGATATCACAAACAATCCTTTCTGAGTAACACCCTTATAAAGATTGACCTGATTAAGATTGATAATATCGAACCAATCTTCTTTGTGAATATATGGAAATTGTGAGAATTCTATAAAATTTGCTTGTTTTTTATCACAATTCTCCAAATAATCATATACATTTCCTTCTGGCATGACTGATTCGAATGTATCTTCTTTAACAACCAACCTGAAGAACATATCTTCATCTTTCTTTGTTACATGTCTTGGTCTGCAGATATTTGTCTTATTCTTATGATTATTTGTGATAAAAGAAGTACTTACTCCAAACCATTCCGCTACTTCCCTTCCTGTTCCTGCAATCACAAGATTTCCTCTGATACCATCATATAAATAATATGTCTTGTGTCCTTTTGAAATAATTTCTCTCAATTTTTCAGAATCATCAAATTCTGTATCTTTTCTGACAAAAACAGGAAATTTATCTGCTGTCATTTTTCTTTTTAATGCATAATATTTGTTTCTCACAAAATTCTTATCAGCATTGAACATATTGCTTAACTGCTGATCAGTTCCTTCTGCTATTTTCTTGTAATGCCTATCATAGGCACAATAGATTACATTCTGCATTGTTCTTTCTCCAGTTCTCTTATCAAGTCCTGATGTTCTTTTTTTAAGTTAATAAGTTCTTTGGAAAGTTCATTGTTTATTTTGCCAGAAACATTGAAAAGTTCGTTGCATTTTTTGTTCAAGTCGTCATACTTACAAGACAATTCTTTATTTTCTTTATTTAATCTTACCCAGTCACAAGTTAAATTCTCATATCTTTCATAAAGATATTTGTTTTGTTTTTCTAATCTTGAGCAATACTCTTGTAAGTCTTCAATATATTCTTCTGCGCTACGATAACTAGTTTTTCTATTAGCCATCTTCATAACTCTATTCATTAGACTCATCTTCAACCACCTCACAATTTTCTAAAACATCTTTGATCAGTGTAGGCGTACTGTCTTCCCATTGAACGAATTGGAATAACTTATTAAACATGCTCGTGTGGCACATGCCACGACCAGTCCACCAAGGAGCACTCTCACTTTTTTGGGGTTCTTCATCATATAGAAAAATATTGCTATTACCATCTCTGACGATATACATGTACTTTGTGTTGTCTGATAGATATTTTAAAATATCATATTCAAATCTAGTTAGCTTGACAGGCTCTTTATACTCAGATAAGAGCCATTTAACTTTAACATTCGAGCAATGCTCTCCCATATTGCAAAAGATACAATTATCACAGACACCAAGACATTTCTCAATTGTGTGCCTATCTTTGCTTATTGAAAAATCAAAAACGACATTTGATTTTTCTAATATTTCATTCTTATATCTTTCTGCATTTAACATTTTCTTTTACCTCACTCTTTTGTGCTTTTGCGTTTGCTATTAGCGAAAGATAGAATTCCACAATACCTTTATTAAGATTTGGTGCGTTTCTATGAATGCACTTGTTATAAAATTCTTGCACGCCATATCCTATTGCAGCTCTTTCCCAAAAATCATAGCCACCAACAATAATAGCGTTTGTGATTGCTAGGTTTAACGCTTCCTTATATAACTCAAGATAATGATTTTGACATTCTAAAACAGTATATCTACGTTTGATTAATGCATTTTCTTCTTTTAAATATTCTATCTCGCTTTCTAATTCGTTCACAAACTCGCCCGAATATGTAATTAACTTGCCCGAATATGTAATTTCTTTTAAATTCTTTTTGTCCATATTAATCACTCCCATTTCATATACATGCATTCTAGTGGAATATTTTCAGCCTGTTTTAAAATGCATTCTCTTACTGAACCTAATATATCAAGTGAACTAGCCACCGACCCCATGCTTAATGTCGGATTCAATTTTAGATGCTCTTTAGGACAATACATTAATTCTTTAATTCCTTTGTTTAAGCGCTCTACTGCATAATCACATCTATAATATTCTTCACTTTTGAAGTTCCAATCCATGCAACTTCTAAAAAGTCTGCCTAGTTTATAACCAGGAGAAGAAAATTCGGGATATGCGATTTCTGCGAATTTATCGCAGCCTTCAACTTTCACATAAATACCAATGCTGTAACTCATATAATTACTCCTTTAATCTGCAATTCATTCTTCATGTTCTAAAAGCTCTATGTAAATAATATTACTTGCTGTAATACCAATATCATCAATTCTGCCGCTGTGTTGTCTTTCAGCATTAAACACCCATTCATGAATAATTGATTTCGCTTCATTTTTTGAGATGCCAATGTTATATCCTCCGTAAAAATTACCTTTTACATATTTGGCTAAATTATCATCTGAAGGAATAACTACGTATCTAGATCCATCTACTAGATAGATATTTATTTGTTTAATATTTTCCATCAAGAACACCTCTAATCTTTTCTAGTACATCTTGCAACTCTCTATTTTCACATTCCGCTTCTTCAAAATCATATTCAGCGTCAGCGAGAGCGTCTCCTAAGTTATCACAATATTCTTCTAACGCTTTGATATATCCATCTTTGTCAAGAAGACTGTTGCTTACATTATCATATCCGATAAAGTCTTCTTGCTGTGGTCTCTTTAAATTACTAACATCATACTTACTGTCTGGTTTTTTAATCCACTTAATGAAGTTCTCTTTTGAATAGAATGGACAGTCTCCGTCACAATCCCCAATGTCACAAGACACGTCAACCCTATCTCTTTTTAAAGAGTTATTGAAATGTGAACATGGGGCGATTCCAAAGACTTCATCATCTGATAGGAAGTCAGCGACTGCTTCTAGCTTATTGAGACTCACTAACTCCATACTTTTCTATATCCTTTCTTATTTCTTCTTTTTGAATAGCTCTTTCTACTTCTCTATTGATTTTGAATTTCTGCCACTCTCTGACTTTATCAATATCTAGATAACCCAAAGCAACTAACTCTGTGATACAGATAAGAACGTCTGCCACCTCTTCGTGCAGATCGTTTTTGTATCTATCATAAAAGCCGTATCTTTTTAATTTAGTGATTGCCTGGATTAACTCTGCGCATTCTTCCGTTGCAACGGTAAGTGTTAAACCTTCGCCATTGACATGTGCTACTTTATCTAAATCAAGGATTTTATTTTGTGGATATTTTAATAATTCTGTAACTCTTCCGATTTCTTTAAACATTCTTTTAATCCTCCGAAACGAAAGTAATGACAATTGCTCCTAAAGTATTAGCAATACTTTCAGCTTCTACTACATTTTTGAATACTTTCGCTTTTTCTACTGTTTCATCCAATTTAATAGATGTTAGTGATGCACTTGTAACATACATATTTCCTAACTTTACCAGATATAATTTTTCCATTTCTTCTCTGCCTCTTTTCGCTTACTTTTCGACTAGCTGAACATCTGCAGCGTTTTCTTGAGATTTAACAGTGTAGCCGATAACGTAATATTTCTTTTTTAATTCCTCTAGTTCGTTCAAAAACTGCTGATAAGTGAAGTAGACCACTTTTTTAGTTAAATAATCATTCATTCTTAAGTCTCCTTTATGGTTGTTTTGAACTTATATTCAAACAATTTCTTCTTGATTGCATAAACATCTGTTTTTCTGCCTTTTACATCTTCATAGACTGTTGTTCCGTTGACTTCATAGACAAAATCACAGATGTATCGCATTGCTCTTCTTTTTCTCTTCTTTCCATCAACCACAATTTCAAAAGATGGTACCAACTCGACAGGAACCTGAAGACGGAGATTCTTTATTTCTCCATCCTGTTCCATTTTCTTAAGTACTAAATACCTTCTGGCTTCTTTCTTGGAATCGAATGTGATTCCATCAACTGTTGTTTTTCTTGAATTATACTTGCTCATTCAGACATTCCTTTTCTTTCTCCTAAAGAGCAAACAGCGCAATCACAAGCACTACAAGAATAAATGATAGTACTATGATGATTTTGCAGTCTCTTTTGATTTTCTTGTCTTCCCTGATAGTTTCTTCAAGGATGCTTTTCAAAGAAGAAACATATTTATTATTTCTAATTCTGAAATCTGCATATTCCTGTTTGAGGTCTTCATGCTCCTCCTGCAAATAAGAATATTCTTCTTCTAGCTTTTTATATTTTTCTTCCGCATCCTGAAGAGCTTCAAGATGTTGTTCCATTGTTATTCTCATTTTTTCACCTTCGTTCTTTCAAAATTCATAGTCACTATGATGACGCGTAACGTATATATATGGGGGAATCTCAAATTCCCCATATATTAATACGTACGCAGTCAGCAACTATGTTCTTAAAACTGGACACCGGACATACATATATTTATATATGTGTGTCCACTTACATGTGTCCGCCTGTTTTTTTAATAATTCCTTGCGAATATTCGAACCCCTCTAACTTATTCGACTTTATCCATCTTGTAACTGATTTCCTTAATGCTTCAATAGTTTTACCAGCTACAAGTCCACTGCTTGCTATATCTTTTAATGATGCTTTTCCATCAACATTTAATTGTTCAAATGCATTTATAAGCATTGCTACATTTTCATCTTGTTCTTTTTGCTTTGCTTCATTCATCTTTTCATATTTTGATTTTCTGCTTGATTTATCAGGATTGCATCCTTTAAGCAGATTATTGTTATCAAGATAATGAAGAGGATATTTAAAGAACACATTGATAGGATTGAATGAAGCAAATTCTCTTAATGTACCGCTGATCTGCAAAGCACTCATATGATCAACATTGTATAGCTGCTTCTCTTTCAGAATCTCCAGTTCAGTCATCTGATCAAAATCAAGCATCTCTGCACAGTAGTTATTCATTGCTTCTAGATCATTTTCATCTGTCTTGAGCGTTTTATAAATGTATGTTCTCCAGTTAGGTACTGCTCTATCGAGCACTGATTTGATTGTCTCCACTTCTGCTTCTTTTCTGAACTTGTCTTTTACTTCCTTAGGAATATCAAGCTCTATCATATCTAATAAAGCATCAGGGTCTCTTGCAAATACTCCAGAACCGGAAGCTCTGTCCATCGATTTTTTAGAACCCTGTGCACCTTTCGAATGATGATGTGCATATATGACAGATGCGCCTGTTGCTTCAGCAATCTTGTCAAACTGGTTGCAGAAGTTAGCCATCTCTGAGGCGCTGTTTTCATCACCTGTTATTACCTTATAAATAGGATCTATCACTACTGCTCTGTAGTTCCTTTTCTTAGCTCTTCTGATTAGTTTTGGAACAAGCTTATCTAGTGTTAATGTTTTACCTCTTAGATTCCATGTGTACAGATTTTTTGAATGTCTTTTGCCTTCGGGTATTCCAAGTGAATTATAGACATCCTCGAATCTGTGAAGGCATGAAGGCCTGTCTAATTCGAAGTTCACATAAAGCACATTTCCTTGCTTGCATTTTCTTCCAATCCATTCAGTGCCTTCGGTGATTGCAATACATAATTCGATAAGCGCAAATGATTTACCTGACTTGGAAGGACCAACGAGAAGCATCTTATGTCCCTGTCTTAATATTCCAGGAATAAGCTCTTCTGCATAATCGGGTATGTCCTTTAATGAGTCAGCAAGACATTCCTCATCCGGAAGGTCATCATCAATTGATTCAATCCATTCGACCCATTCATCATATGATTCTTTACCTGTATTAGTCTCAATAATGAACTGCTTATGTTCACCTCTGATAACACCGGGCATTCTCGATAATCTTGATGGGTTCTTGTTCTGACCATCAACCTCAAGGCCGTTTTTATCACATATCTTGTAAAGATATGCCACACGTTCTTTATATTCTTTTGAATCATTAGCCTCTATTTTTACGATTGCATGTATTGACTTAGAACCACTGTATACAACAGCTGCAACAGGAAGCTCAATCTGATGGATTATAGATAGCTGTTTTCCGATATCGATAGAATCAGATTCTACTAATGCATATTTGAATGATGCGATATCTGCATTTCTAACACCCTCACCATTTAGAGGATTGAATCTGATCCATGCTCCTGCCTCCTGATTGTAGTCTCCAAGAACCTCTCCGATATCATCATTACACTTATGAAGCTTTTCAATCAGTTCTCCAGCAGTCATCTTATATATTCCTCGATTACCAGGAATATATTTTCCTTTATCATTCTCCATAGACTGCATTACAAAGCCTACGTAATCATCAGTTTCGAATAGTGTAGATAGGTATCTGATTAATTCATTTGATGGATGCCAGTCATTATCAGAAGGTTCTTGTAGTTCTATCGAATCGACAGAATCAGTATCAATGATACTGCCTATCTCATCATCCCAATCAATTGCACCATCTTTATACTTTTCTTTGACTGGTGGATGCCATCCACCTTTTTTAGCATATTCAAATATTGTTCCGCCGGTTACAATGGCACCAGCTCCTTCATTGAATGAATTCCATTTAGTGAAGCATTCACCTTTTTTGTATCTGGAATCTGCACTGCTCCATGAATCCCATTCCTCTGCACTATATCCTTCATGCTTGAGTGCCATTCCCACATTGCACCATTCCTGATAGGAAAGAGAGGAAGGATCTATATATTCAAGAAGTTCTTTTAAATCATATTTTGTCATTTCTGTCCTTCCTTTCTAGGAATTATTGTGGAACATATTCTTTTGGATTCAGTCCGTCAGGCAATTTCCAATTGTTGGATGCAATTCTTGAAATCATGCTAGAAGCAGCTTTAAATGGCCAGTTCCCTACATGCTCGAAATTATATCTTTCAAGAAGTCTGATCTGCTTTGGTGTTGCAAGATGTGCCTTTCTTCTCATATCGAGTTTTTCAATAAGTTTTGATGCATATCCAGCATTAGGAATTTCTTGAGAGAATATTCCTTCACTTTCCAATAGTTTTAATTGCTTTTCAGTTGGAGGAGTACATTCCCATCCAAAGGAAGGAACATAATCCTGTAGATCTTCAGCTTCTATGCTCATTGCATATTGAATAGGATCAACAAGCTTTCTTTTCTTGTGCTTCATCTCTTCAAGCTGTTTCTGCAGTGCCTCTTCTCTTTCTTTGATAATGTCTTTCTTGGCTTCTTCCTCAGCATCCTGTATATCGAATTCCTCTCCAGCATTATCTTCCATCTTTTTTGTCATTCTTTTAGCGACTTCTTCACTTTCACAGATAAGATTAGCCGGGTGACACAGTTCATGTCTTTCTGAATGCCAGAGGAAATCAAGCAGTAATAAATCTTTCTTGCCAGTTTGAGGTGATAACCTTGTACCTCTGCCAACCATCTGAGAATAGAGGCTTCTTACTTTTGTTGGTCTTAATACAATTACACAGTTAACATCAGGACAGTCCCAACCTTCGGTAAGAAGCATCGAATTACATAGAACATTGTATTTATTCTCTGCAAAATCTTTTGTGACTTCTTCTCTGTCTTTTGATGAACCGTTTACTTCTGCAGCTTTAAATCCATTTTCATTTAATAGTTTTGTAAACTTTTTAGATGTAGCTACAAGAGGAAGAAAGACAACTGTCTTTCTATCCTTGCAGTACTTTTTCATTTCATTGATAATACCCATCAGATAAGGATCTAATGCACTTCCGACATCACTTGCCTTGAAGTCCCCAGCACTCATTGATACACTGCTCAGATCTAATTCAAGAGGAATAGTCAGTGCTTTGATTGGCACTAGATATCCTTCTTTGATTGCTTCTGGCAATGTGTATTCATAAGATAATGTTTCAAAGTATCTGCCTAGGTTCTTCTTGTCACCTCTATCCGGTGTAGCAGTTACTCCAAGTACTCTTGCATCAAAGTGATCAAGTACTTTCTGATAGCTTGATGAAAGCACATGATGCGCTTCATCAATAATGATTGTGTCAAAATAATCCTTTGGGAACTTAGATAATCTTTTTGTTCCCTGAAGCGTCTGAACGCTTCCGACAACGATTCTGTTCCAGGAACCCATGCATGTTTGTTCTGCCTTTTCTACAGAACATTCTAGCCCTGTCATTTTCTTGATTTTGTCAGCAGCCTGTTCGAGTAGTTCGCCTCTATGTGCCATGATCAGGACCTTGTTTCCTTCTTTTACGCAGTCTTCTGCAACTTTTGCAAATACAATCGTTTTGCCGCATCCAGTAGGAAGAACAAGAAGGGTCTTCTTGATGCCCTTCTTTTCCCATTCATTGAAAATAGAATCGTGTGCTTCCTGCTGATATTTTCTTAGCTGCATTATTTATTCCAGTTTCCCCATTGCTGCTGAGCATTTGACTGAGGCTGAACGTTATCTAAAGAAGGAACGATAAACTCTTTTACATCATTGTATGTATTGCCGTTATATTCTCTTGGTGCAATCTTGACTTTTCCTGTTTTTCCAATGATTTCATTCCATGCCATTCTGCATGGTTCTCCTCTTCTTTTAAGACCGATTGCTTCGAAGAACTGAGAAATCTTCCATTCAAGACTTCTGTGTAAAATTAAATTAGTTGATACGTCAACTTCCTTGCCTTCATAGTTGATAGTTAATGTAATAACTGCCTTGTTGCATACCGGAAGTTTTCCCTGTCCGGAAGTCTTCTGTCTTTCAAATGGCTTCTTGATGATGAAATCATAGATTCCTTCTGGAAGTGTGACAAATTCACTATCCTTTACAATTTCTTCATCCCATCCCATTGCTCCATCATTCTGATTGTTCTGATAATTATTCTGATAACTCATATTTATGTTCTCCTTATTTAAAATTGCATTTCATTTTCTACTAGTGCACCTAGGAATTCATTCCATGTACTGATAAGATATGACCAGAAATCGCTAGGTATGTTTTCAACAGGTGTATCTTTTGGAAAGATTCCTTTAGCAAATACTGCATCCATCATTCTTTCAATGCTTATTTCATTCTGCTTCATAAGATCCACAAGCTGAGAAGGAAGCTTCTTATATTCATCTGATTCAAAATCAATAGCACTTACAGAAGGTGAGTATGTTTCTGCTCCGATAGGTTCAGCTGTCGGTTCCTCTTTTGATGTATTATCTACAGGTTCAGCGATTGCTTTTTCAATAAGTGGTTTGATTACCTGATAATCAAAATCGCACATTTCTGGGAGATCGTCTCTGTTCTTAGCATCCCAGCAAGCATTATGTACTGTGTACATCACTCTTCTGTTTCCTGATACTTTTGTCTTTCCCTTCTCGTCTTTTGTCACGAATGTCTGATAATTTGCGAATAGGACCATATCTGCCCACTCCTTTACAAGAGGTGCAGTCTGTGAAGCAGTCTTCTTCCCCAGTTTTAATTCATATCTGTCAAAAGCACCGCTTTCATCTGGTTTTTCAAATTTTCTGATCTGCGCATGTGCTGTAAGAACAACATTCACACCTTTTTCAATTACATCTTCTAATCTGTTAAGAAGTCTTCCGAGCTCTTCCTTTGTGTAGACATAACCATTTCCATATCCGAAGTCTTCAATGCCTTTCTTCTGATACTTATCGCATATATGCTGAACGATAAGAGCTTCACCCCAGTCAATCGAATCAATGACTAGTGTTCTGCAGATGGATGTATTCTTCTCAATGATGTAATCAATTTCCTGTTTAAGCATTTCATAAGAAGTCGGTTTAGGAAGTCTCTTGATATCCAATGATCTAGTAGATCCTTCTGTATCAATAAATAAAGGGTCAGGGAAATGAGAAGCGAAGGTTGACTTACCAATTCCCTCAGGACCATATACAACTACTTTATAAGGTTTCTGGACTGTCCCTTTTGTGATTTCAAAATCCATTACCATTTCACTCCTTCCCATTTATGTTCAGCTGTTGGTTCTTCTTTCTTGATGTATCCATCCTCGATAATTACAGAACATTCATCACCTTGAGATACTCTTGTGGCAATTGCCTGTAATCCTTCCTTTTCCAGCCATGAACCAAATTCATTTAATGTCTTCATGTCCATCTGTTCCAATTTATCTAATAACACAAATCCACATTTAGGATTGATTGCTTTACAGATTGCAGTTGCAACCTTCAACTGCTGTGAACCAGACATGTTATCCCAGTTCTGCCCAAGATATGTAAGTCTTCCTTCTTCTACTGATAATCCTTCAAGAGGAAGATCAGCATTATCTAATAGTTTAACCTTCTGCTCTTTCACATCGTTTAAAGCAGCAGTGTAGTCATCGTATTCACTCTGAAGTTCTTCATATTCCTTATATGCTTTTTTTCTTTCGAAATTGGCTCTTACCTTTGAATTGATCTCTTCAATAGAAGAAATCTGTTCTTCAATTGAAGATGTATCGATATCAATCAGACTGTCTAATTCAGCAGAAGCTTCTTTTGCTTCCATGAATGCTTTTTCTGATGCTTCTTTTGCCTTTAGATATTCTTTCTCAATATCATCAAGCTTCTGCTTAAGATAAGAGGCATTCATTGCTTTATTCTTTGCTTCCTGTCTGATTCTTTCATTATCAGCATTAACCTTCTGTATCTTCTGCTGCTGAGCAAGAAGTTCCTTAATATCCAGCAAAGCTTCTGGGGCTTCTTCAAATACAGGCATATTTTCATATGCTTTCTTTTTTCTGTCTTTGATTCTTCCTGTTTCTGTACGATTCTGATAGAAAGCTTTTTCTTTCTGTTCCAGCTCATTAAGCTGATCACCAACTCCAATAACTTTTAATAAAGTCGCACTTTTGTCTTTATCGTTCATCTGCATGAACTTTGGAAGATCTAGCGCAAATTCATTGATGAACGAATCTAGAAGTCCTTGCGTTCCTTTAAGTCCTGATGGATCAGTTACCTTTAGAGCGCCTGCCTTACCTTTTCGCTCAACTATGATTCCGTTTGACAATACAACCTTTAAAGCTGCAGGAACGCTAGACCCTTCTCTTGTTGGCTTTGATGGCTTGTATTTATTGCCACCTAATGCCCAAGCGATTGCATCAAGTACTGATGTCTTCCCCTGTGCATTATCACCTCCGATGATTGTCAAGCCTTTTTCAGATGGCTCTAACTGTACAGCTTTGATTCTTTTTACATTCTCTAGTTCAAAAGAATTAATCTTAATTTTATCCATTTAGTTAGTCTCCTTTTCATTTTTGAATCCTTCAAATAAAGAATCCAAATCACTATCAATGCCGATAATTTTGATAAGTGCTCTTGATGCGTCTTTTGGTCTCTTCCAAATAAACTCAACAATTTGTTTGAACGTATCGTTCTTTGGATCATCCTCATTTGTTAATTGACCTTTTTTAAATGCGTCAATTAAAACTGACATCATCAATAGCGTTTGATAATTAGTACCACCGTTTTGAATGTGAACCCCTCCATCGAATGTTTCAACTTTAATAAATGCTTTCTTTTCCATAATTTTCTTCTCCTTTATTTATTTCTAATAACAACTAGCATGTACTCAAGAATAATTAAGTTCATGCTTAATGATGCAACACTTAGAACTCTCATTCCTGTAGAATTCCAGTTATTGCCACTTACAACTCCTGAAATGAAACTGATTAAAATAATTAAATTAGATACGATGATGATTCCTTTTTCAAATCTGTTCATATCCCATCACCTTCATTCTTAATTTTTGATACTTTCTAGTTCTACAGATTCTAGGAAATCCGTATTTTCTCCACATTCTTTTAAAAAATGGGATTTTTAGTCTTGGTTTTCTTCTTTCCATAGAAAGCTCTCCTTTTCTGTGGTACAATAACCACGTTGTCTTTTTATTCATCTAGGCACGTGTTCGCAGCACGTGTCTTTTTTTGTGCTCATAAGCACTTAGCGCTAGGAGACCGTATACAGTAGGTATGTATAGTCAATGGAATTATCCAATTAGGAGAAATATCAAAAATTATGTATTGCAGTTCATTCTACGAATTATTATTTGTCTCCTAGCCTTAGGTGCCTACGAGCAACTAAAGCACTATTCTTTTGTATACTTCTTAAATAATGCTTGAATAACCTTATCGGTTGGACTTGTGTTCCATTCATTCATATAGGCTTCAAAAGCCTTTCTAGGAATGTGAACACTTCTAATCCCTGTTTTTGAAACAACCACAGCGCCAGGCATCATGCCTTGCTGCACTGCATTTATAACGAAGTCACGGCTCTTGTGGATTGTTTTACAAACCTCTTTCACAGAGATATTAAGTTCATCCATTTTCATCGCCTCCTATCGAAGGAACTTGTTAATGAAATACTGCTGACCCTTGCCAGTAACCTTAGGCGTCTTAGTAGTGATATTTACTCCTGAGCCGTTGACGTAAGAGCCTTCCTTGATTTCAAAGAGACCGAGGTCCATAGCCTTCTGTGTAGGCATGTTGTAATCAGTGCCCTGGCGCTTGATCAGATAGCCTTTTTCTCTGAGCCATGCAAATAAACGCTTCTGACCCATTTCAATGCCATTCTGCTTTAAGATTTTGGCAAGTTCACCAACTAAGATTGATGTATGGCTAGTGGCTACTGCATCAGCAAATACAACCTTAGGCTTCATCTCCTCGATTACTTTATCCTTAGCAGCTAAGACGCTTTGAGCCTCAATTAATGCCTTAGCCATTAATTCCTGTCCGCTTAGTTCCTTCACTTGGTACTGGCCTGTTTTTCTTAATGCTGGCAACACCTCAGATGTAACCCAACGTTTGAACTTCTTGGCACTTGGTAACTTGCTTGAGAGAACTAAACTGTATAGACCAGATTCATTGATGATTGTTTGATTAGGATTGCCTCTTGTAATACCGTCGTGAATCGCGACGGTATTTTTATCTTCGCTATCAACATGTTTACTGATTGCATCTCTCTGATTCTTATAGCCGAGAACATCAGCCACATCTTTCCCAATGAACCAAGGCTCATTGTTAATCACTAATGTTCTTACTGAACCAAATTCTTGGTTTTTAAATGTTTGTAATTCGTTCATTTTCTTGTTTCTCCTTTTGATTCTACGTTTTGTAGATTTGATTCTAAAAAAATAATGTCATTAATTGAAACGTTTAATAATGTGGCTATTTTATCCGCTGCTTCCATGGTAATATTTTGTGGCTTTTCTTCCATTTTTGCGTAAGTATTTCTGTGACAGCCCAATTTATCGGCCATGTACTCTTGCGAAAAACCCCTTGCTCTTCTAATTTCATCAAGTCTCATTCTCGAAATCATCTTACCACCTCCTTACGAATCTAATTCTATCCTACGTTTTGTAGATTGTCAATAAAAATATGCAATTTGTAGATTATTCAATTCAATTTGCTTTATTTGTTCTACAGTTTGCATTATAATAGAAGCGAAAAGAGGTGCTATAAATGAAAACGCAATTCGGCACGAATGTTAAACAATTACGTGAAAAAAGAGGAATGGATCAAAAAGAACTTGGTGAAATTGTCGGTGTGAGCGATAAAACGGTTTCGTCATGGGAAATCAATAGAACTGAGCCAAAAATGGGTATAGTTCAGCAACTTGCTGACTACTTTGGCGTTTCTACAGACTATTTAATAAAAGGTAATCATGATGATGCAATATATAGAAACGTGAATATTGACTACACTAGAGTACCGTTGTACGACTCTATTTGTTGTGGTAATGGTGGCTTTGTAGATGACAATATCATTGATATGATTCCTGTGCCTTCTAAAGGCTTGAGTAAGTCAGCTAAATACTTCGCACAATATGCAAGCGGTGAAAGCATGAAGGACGCTGGTATCTCTGACGGTGATCTTCTTATATTTGAGAAAGTGAATAAAGTAGATGATGGTGTTATTGGATGTTTCTGTACAGACACCAATACAGCCACTTGCAAGAAATATAAGGAACTTAACGGGATAATCATGCTTCAGCCAATGAATGCAGATTTTGACCCTATCGTTGTTGATCCATTGAACAGTAATATAAGATGTCTAGGAAAACTAAAGAAAGTTATCAAAGATTTCAATTGGGAAGATTGATGTATGATAAAAATACTATTTTTTTGAAAGGAAGCGATATTATGCAGATTGCATTAGATATAATTCAAATTGTTCTTGATGTTGTAATTATAGTCTGTCTTGTAAAATCAATGAACAAATAAAAAAACTCCCCTGCTACCAACAGGAGAGTAATAAGGAAGAGGTACTACCAATACCTCATATAAAAGAAACATCTCATAAAGTCCTTTTACGTGTATTATTATATCACGATTGGCACGTACAAGGCAAATTACAACTGAAAGGACGTGTCATATTATGCCTAGAAAGACTAGATTTGGGCGCAGACCGAATAATACAGGTACCGTAGTCAAATTATCAGGCAAGAGAAGAAACCCCTACTGTGCTCGTGTAATGAGCGATGAAAGAGATATAATAACAGGCAAGAAGAAGCAGATATGTATAGGCACCTTTGCAAGTAGAGAAGAGGCATTGAATGCCTTATCTATTTACTCTCTTAAAAGATCCAATGCAATCACAAATGAAGAAGCTAGAAACCTCGCTCCTGATCTGTTTGATAGAATACAGGAAAAGACACAAAAGAAAATCCCTACTTTTAAAGAAATATATGAGATATTGGATGCTGAGGAATTTAGTAAGCTCTCTAACTCGGCGAGAAAAGGATATAAGGCTTGGATTAAGCATTTTGAAACTATATATGATAGGCCTATCAATAATATCACTCTTGCTGATCTTCAGTTTGTGTTTGATAACGACGGCTCTAAAAACGGAACTCAAGCACACATGAAAGTGCTATGCTGCAAGATATTTGAGTATGCCGTAATACATCAACACATCTCAAGAGATGATGATTATACATCTTATATTAAGATTGCTGATTATAAGCAGTCAACTAAGCACTTCGCTTTTGACATTGAAGAAATCAAGAAACTGCAAAGTGCTGATACTCCAGAAGCGCACCTATTATTGATTTACATTTATACAGGACTTCGTGTAGGTGAGTTACTTCATATCAATAGGGACAATATACATATAGATGAAAAATGTGATGATGATGGCACAGAAAGGCTTATAAGCTATATTGTGACAGGATCTAAGACTGCAGCAGGAAAGAATAGAATAGTACCAATACATAACGACATCAAACAATTTGTTATTGATGAACTGATTGAAAAAGAAAAAAGATTGATAGATGTCTCTTATGAATGGGGATTTAACAAGAATATAATGCCAATGATCAATAACATGTTAAATACGAATCACACCATGCATGATACTAGAGTGACTTTTGCATCATTGTGTCAACTGTACAAAGTTGATGTATATGCAAGAAAGAAGATACTGGGGCACAAGCTAAAAGACATCACTTTTGATATTTATACGACTGCTTCAAAAAATAGATTGTGGACAGAGATCAATAAGATTAAACTTTGAGAGGTTCATGTGAGGTTCATGCGAGGTTTATGATATACTTATTGTGTTAGCGTCTTAAGTACTCTAAGTGAGCAAGGCTGCGGAGCACCTGAAAAGGTGCTTTTTTGTTACTAGTTTTTTGTTACTAGTCTGTTACTAGTTGACCACTTTTGAGCACTCTCGAGGAGTAAAAAACCGCATAAATAAGCCATTTTTGTATATTTGAAGTTTCATCAAATGAAAACGATTTACACCATATGAAAATTATCAAAAGTTTTGAATACCCACAAACCACAGGTTAGTGAAAATTAAATTTCATAAGCACCGATTAAACGGCGTTCATGAAGCTGAACCGGACACACGAAATTTCCATCTGT